TGAATCATCTGAACTGATTGTTGTTCCGTTAATTTTAACGGCACCAAGGGCGATTGCACCTGTCCCGTTAGGACTTAACGTCAAGTCACCATTTGTGTTTGTTGTTGATATGGTGTTGCCATCTAGTTTTATATTGTCTACGTCTGTTGCTCCTGTCACTGTTACATTACCCGTGACTGCAATATTTCCTGTTACTGTTTGACCAATTGTGGTCATTGCAGATGCAACATTAACATTGCCTGTACCTGACGCACTGATGTTTAAATTCTCGTTTGATCTACTGCCCGTGATGTTGTTGTCATTGAAACTTATCGCAGGGAATTCTACTGTTCCTGTGCCGTTGGGACTTAACACGATGTTGCCGTTTGTGTCCAGTGACTGTAACGTGTTGCCCGTGTGTCCTAGGTTTGAAAGACTGTCGCCGCCGAGATTTGTATAGATCTCACTTACGTTGTCATTTATCTTGTCAAAAGCGGTTCTTAACGGATCACCTGTGCCGTCGTTTGCACTTGTTCCTATGTTGATTTCTTGTCTTGCCATGTTACCAGTATTTATTGTTATGGAGTGGTTGCATCGGTGTCGGCATCATACTCGTTGCCTTCATATCCACCGTCCAACACAATGGTCCATTTGCCCTGTCTGTAGATGCCTTCGTAGCTCTTCAACCATTCAGAGCCATTGAATTTGTATTGTATGCCCGTGTTAAGGTTTGTGACATAGGCCTGTGTAGAATCTGGGTTTGATGCGTCCCACACCACGTCCCATTCTCCACTGTTGGCGTCCCATTGAATGATGTCATTCTTGCTGGCAGGTGCGTGTTTCCATCTTGCTGAAAAGAAGTAGCCTTCCTCGTCTGCTGTCCTGTCCGTGTCACTAGCATACTCGTCGTCCTGTGCAGTGGTCTTCCTCACACGCTTACTAGGATCACCTATGTCCTCAGTTATCAGATATCTCACACCATCCGTTGGATTTTCTCCTGGATCGAAAGTGAGTGGATTTATTATTTTACTGACAGCAGTAAGTGTGTTGCTAGGTATAGTGTCCGTGTCTATTGTGTATAGCAGTATGGTGTCGTCTAGTGTTGTGGTGCTGATTGTTCCGACAACCTCGTTGCCGTTCTCTTGAGTCAATCTTATCTGACTGGTGCCGTTCCTAACTTTTCCGTACTGGTCCAACAGTATCTTCCAATTCAACGGTGGACCAAATGTTTGGAATGGATCCTTGTTGAGGTCTTGATTGTCCACCACGTTTGTGTGGAATCCGTCGCCGCCTGACTTCACTGATGTTCCAGTGGTTCCCAACAGTCTCAGTTGGCCGTTGTTTACCAACAGGCCGTAGTTGTTTGGTGTGATGAAACTTTGACTCATGAGAGATCCACTTATCAAGCCCTTGTTCATTCCTCCGTCGTCGTCGTAAATGCTCATTATGATCTTCTGCACCACACCCAATTTCTTGACTTTGACCGGCGGTGATAACCATATGGGCATACTGAACGTCATCGTCGCCACATCGATCTCACTGTCTGCGCCCACAGGTATCGTCCTAGAACTGAACGTTACTCCAGTAAGTTCAACATAACTTAGACTGGTCCAGTCTATGTAGTTGTCTGATTTCTGTATCTCGAAGTCTGGATTGAAAAGGTATAATATCTGTTCCATTATCTGTAACTTCTGATCAGTGTTGGAACTGTATATGTCCGCTGTCACTTCTAGCCTGAAAGGTGAAGGCATCACCTTCTCTACAGTGTATCCTGCACCCAACTTGTTGCTGTACGATCCGTCTGCTAACACATCACGTTCACGAAGGTGCTGTTTCTCAACGTGGTACGGGTTCTGCATCCTGTCCCTGTCATAGTTAAGTTCTCTGATGTAACAGGCGATCTTAGGAGCGTAGTTCAGTGCGTTCTCTGAATTGTTCCTTATGAGATTGGCCACTTGCCTCGTTGGGTCTCCATACACAACCGGCACCGGTCTCAGTGCTACCTGTCCCTCTTTGCCCTTGCCTGTTTCTACAGAGAAGTTGTTCAGCACACGCATGAACTGTGTGAGGAATCTTCTGACTTGTCCTGAGTAAAAGTGTAGCATTAATTGTCAGCCTTTGGTTTGAGTGCTTCTTCCAATGACTGACGCTGTTTAGTGGTCAGTCCGTTGATGTCAGACTCTGTTGTGTTGTTTACGAATCCTGTTTTCTGTGTGGCCCTTGTGTCAGTGTTTGAGCTTGTTATCCTCACGCTGTCCTCTATCTTAACCCATCGGTTGCCGTCGTATCTGAACAACCTGTTTGGTAGATAATCAGTTCTCAAGAAATAATCTCCTTTGTCCACACCCGTTGTTGGAAAACTAATTCCGAATCCCGCCGGATTGCCGTTTGGTGCAACACCATCTCCGTCTAGGTAGAAACCATAGTGTGAACTTGCTGGTGTGTCTATCACAGCATTCACAGTTTGATCACTGCTGGCTCTGTCTTCTTCTGTGTTCACATTGTCTGTCCTGATGTTGCCTCTCTCATCGATAGGTGCAACATAGTATTGTTTGTAATTGAATCCTGCTTTTGGTGAATCTTCTTCTGCCTGTTTCAACACTTGATCTGATATAGTTTTCTCCCTGTTATAGGTAGACATGTAACTTGCTAAACTGCCTGTTGCCGTGGCGTCGCCAAGTATGTCTTTGTATTCTTGTGAATCAACTATCGATTTCAATTTAAGTCTCAACAAGTGTGGCCACCATGTCTGCGAGAATCCCTCTGCGGCCCTGTTCACATCCTCAATCACGTAATATCTTTTGAGTGCTATCGGTATGGTCTCATCTAAACTGAAGTCATCTTTCATGTGTGGGAATTCTATCACGTCTCCGCTCATTGGTTTCCTACCTAATCTTTCAACACTGTCATTGAGATGAACCGTTAAGAACAAAGTGTCATTCTGTAAGAACATTCCAAACTGACTTAGATTGAAATCTGCGTCCTGCACGTTGTAAATTCCCCTAATGGTGTAGATGTCGGCGTCGTATCTCCTGTCCCTGTTCTCTAGGAAAAGCAGATCCTGTATGGTCCTCTCGTTTAGACTGTCTCCCGAATACTGTGGTTGTGTCGGTGATGCAGGCCCATCCTTGTTTGTGTCACCTTGATTGTAAGGACCTAGGTACTTGTGGAAGTGTAGATCGGTGCCTCCCACCGTGAACATCTCACGGATGTTGCGATCAAAGAATTTGTAGTCGTTGCCTTTTTCAGGCTTGAAAATGGATAATCTAGGCATATCACACATATTTATTGTGCAGGCAAAGGCAATAAATATGAGTATGTCAGAACTGCAAACAGGTCAACAAGAGATATTCGATTACGTTAAGAACAACCTCGGTGAGGGCATGATCGACGTTGAATTAGACCCAAAACACTACCAAACTGCACTCGAGAGAGCGACCAACAGATACAGGCAAAGATCATCGAACGCCGTGGAAGAATCATATGCTTTCTTGGAATTAAAGAAAGACCAGAATTCATATATACTGCCAGACGAAGTGATCAACGTGAGGAACCTGAACAGGAGGACAGTGGCGTCACGTACGGAAGGTGGCGAGGGTGGTACACTGTTTGAACCATTCAACTTGGCCTACACAAACACATATCTATTACGTGCTGGTGCAACTGGTGGACTGGCGACTTACTACGCATTTGCAAGTTATCAAGAATTAGTTGGAAAAATGTTCGGAAGTTTCATACAGTTCCATTTTGATGTTGCAACCAAGAAATTGACGATCACACAGAGACCTAGGGCAGACAACGAGACAGTGCTTATGCATACTGACAACTACAGACCAGACATCACACTGTTCAAAGACATATACGCCAAGCCGTGGATCAGAGATTACACACTTGCAGTTTGTAAAACCATGTTGGGCGAGGCCAGGGGCAAGTTCAACACCATAGCAGGACCACAGGGCGGAACGACACTGAACGGCGACGCACTCAAGAACGAAGGCAACGCCGAGATGGAGAGGCTAGACAATGAGATCGGCAACTTCCAAGAAGGCGGAACTCCACACAGTTTTGTTATTGGTTAATAACTAGATTACCAAAATTAAATATCGTTGTCATGACGGACTCCAACTACAGAACCTATAAAGATCTCACATTAGAAGAACTTGAAGTGGTTGTGCAGGACCTAGAGAACATGAGCATCTTGGCTTTAAAGAAAGGCAAGAAAGACTTCAGAAAAACACTATTGGATACCGTGCTGGAAGCAAAGAAAGAGATTGAAAAACGTCTCAAGAAATAGTATAATCAACAGATGCTGATAGGAATTGTAGGACTTATAGGTTCTGGTAAAGACACGGTGGCACAACACCTGGCGGACAAGCACGGCTACAGGAAAGACAGTTTCGCAAAGAGTCTGAAAGACGCAGTGGCGGCCATGTTCAACTGGGATCGTGAGATGCTGGAAGGAGGCACCAAGGAAAGCAGAGAATGGCGTGAACGGCCAGACGCTTTCTGGAGCAAACAGTTTGGCAAGGATGTCACACCAAGATGGGTGTTGCAGTACTTCGGCACAGAAGTGATGCGTGGGCAGATGTATGACGCCATATGGGTTGACAGTTGCCTGGGCAGGTACGACGGCAAGCCTACAGTGATATCAGACGCAAGATTCCCCAACGAAGTGGATCAGATACGAGCACGTGGCGGAGTGATAATACGTGTGAAAAAAGGCAAAGATCCAGAATGGTTCACGAGTTACGTGGAGGGCAACATACAACCCACAGGTGTTCATTCATCAGAGTATGTATGGGCGAGGTCTGAATTCGATCACGTGAT